CCTTGAAAATTTAAACTGTTTTGATTTATCGTTAAATTATTATTTGCAAAATTTCTAGCGTAGTCCACAAACCATATTTCATCACCAACGTTAGCTGAACCAGGTAATGTAGCGGTACAAGCATTTGAACTTGTATCAATCCAATATCCTTTATTTGCTTCTACTGTTACCGTTGTACCTGTTACTATAGTAGATTGCCATTCGACTCCTGCTGCAATAGTGACAGAACCTCCTAAATTAACTGCAGAGCCATTTATTGTTATTGCTGAATTTTGTAATTTTGCATTTGTGACAGCATTAGCTGAAATTTTTGCAGTTGTAACTGCATTATCAGGTAAAGTAAAAGTTCCACTTGATGCATCAAAGGTTGCACCAGCAGGAACCGAAACTGTATCTCCGCTCTCACCGACTGTAAGGCTTGTGCCTGATTTTGGTACTATTTGATCTACTTCAATTTTACTCATTATACTACCACTAATGTTCCACTTACTGTTAATGTTCCTGTTATACTTACTGGTCCTGCCAACACACCATTTTCAATTGTTTGGTCTTGTGAAATGGTTGCTGAGTGTGTGCTTACAAAATCTTGTGCTGACATAGATGGTGATGGCATTCTAGCTGCAGGCATAGTACAAAAAACATCTTTAGTACCTGCAGTAAAATTAACCAAAGTATCACTATTTGAAGAAGACAGGACAGTTTGCCTTGATAGTGTATCAGGTGTTGCATCTGTAACTGTTCCTATACCTACTTCAAATTCTGCAGGTGATGCACCAATATGTGAAATACAATAAAAGGTTTGATTCCCCGTACCTATTCCTGATACGAAGCTTTCAAAATCTTGTGAAGCACCTGCTAAATTGAGAGTTCCTGTTCCTTCAGTGGTGCTTGTCTCTTTTACTCTGTCATTTACAACTAGAGCCATACACCTCCTAACTTATTCTTAAAATAGCATTTGAACTGTTAAACGTTGGAAACTGAATAGTGAAAGTTCCAGCCGTAGCTGTTTTATCACCACCGAAATCCAAAACTGCAACAGCTTTGTCACTGTTAGACGTGTTATAAATTAAAGCGCCTCTTGCTGTTAAAGTAACTCCAGTAAATGATAACTCTGCAAAGTCTACGATTGCTACACCTGTATCAAGTGAAGTTTGTTGACCTGTTAATACGCCACCACCTTGTGCATATTGACCTGAGTCAGGAACTTGTCCTCCTGTACTATCACCAGGATATGCTGTAGTAGCTGCAGATAAATTTGCTGAAGAATCATACAGGGCTAATTTAAAAACATCTTGTCCGCTTTGGAATTCATGTCCGCCTTCTAATAATTCTTTTTTAAATGAATTGCATACTGCTTGTGCGATTGCCATAATATTCTCCTACATAGTTTTTTTAGTATTTGGCGACGGAGATCCAACTTGTAATCTTGGAACACCATCGTCGTATTCAGCTCTTCTACGTCTACCCATTTGTTGAAGAGCAAAAGCTTCTATAGCCTTATCATACCTTGTTTTATACAGGTTGTACATATCCATGGGGCCTTTTAGGTATGAAAAAACTTCTGCCAAAACTCCGTACAATAACATACCCTCTTGGTAAGTTGCTAAAAATGTATTTGTTGAGGCATCAAAATGTGGTGGATCAATAATATAATTTAATTGTGTTGCATATGCTTGATCCGGAGTTGGTGCAACAACTACTGAATTATCATCCCAATTAGCATAGTATTTAGGTTTACCAGTTGCGCCACTCCCATTAAATTCTGTTATAAAACTCGTGTCTTTCTTCTCCATAAAAGTTCTGTTGCTTGTAAGACTTGAAGAGTCAAAAACTTGTAAAGATCTTATCACTAAAAAACTTGATGGCATTTGTAAAAATCTTTTGTTAGCATTAAAGTTGGAAGTTGCATATTTACGTATATCATCATAATCTACACGTCCTGCAACATCTAATTCTACGTTTCTAATGTATCCGTCTATTAAGGTATCTGATAAAACATTACTATCAACTTCAGCATAACTTCTTACTCTAGTCAAAAAATCTGTATGTGTTACTGCCATTATGTAATACTCACTGTTATGGAGCCTAAAGATATTTTAGCCTCTCTTTTTCTATTTTCTTCCGCAGGGTCTTTTGGAATCATACCTCTGACTGAAGTTATATTATCAACACTTGTGATCGCAGCTCTTGCTGTTTGAAATGCAAAATCGCCTGGAAGTTTTAAATTTGCTACGGTTACTGGTCTACCTCCAGAATCAACTACAGATGTATCAGTAGGAGCTTGTGGATTTATAGCAGACATAATAGAGGGTTGTTGAAAAAATCTAGGTCTTGCGTTTTGAATTGCAATTTTGTCAGCTGTTATTTTTCTTCTTCTTATTTGAGGATGCTTTGATTCAAACTCAGATCTATGCACAAAAGACCCATTCCATTCTTTAACCATCTCGTTATATGGAAACTCCATACCAGATCTATCAGATATTGCTTTAGCATATTTACCTTTTGCAAAATTAGCCATTATACACCATCTCCAAAGTATGCTTGTGGTGAAATATATACGGATGTTCTTTGTCCATCTTGATCAAGAGCTCTTTTCATTTCATCTTCATAAGCTAGTTTTAATGTCTGAGTTGCTTGTGGATTTATCATAAAAGATAAATAATAAGCTAAGCCACCAATCATACAAGGTATGAATCTATAAGCTACATCAGCATTATTAGTATAGCTTCCTGCATCTTCAATACGACCAATTGAGTAATATTTTAGATGAGTGTATGTATTTAAGTTTGGTGCAGAATATAAAAATATTTTTGGTGTTTTTAATCTATCCACATAATATTGTGAGGGTTGCCCTGTTTGTAATTTATTAGGTAATGCAGCGTATGATGATCTATCAATTTTTGTTAGAGAAATATCTGTAGTATCACTATTCTCACCACTTATTGAAGTTGAAGAAACAAAAGCCTCTAACACATCATTTACATCAGTAGCTGTTGTGTAAGATGCTTGTCCTGAAACTAATGCAACTTCTTTTAATTCTACTTTCCAAAGATGAACACCTCTATTACCCCACTCTGAAAACAATATGTTTAAATTTCTTCTTGCTCTTTTTAAATCATACCCAGAATCAGTCATTACTCCACATCGATTGTAAGCTTCTTGTACAATCTCTTCTATGCTCAAATCAAATGAAGTTGTTCCTGAAGTAGCCATTATTTGAATTCCTTTAATTTTTTATTTACAGTTTGTGCTGCTTCTTTATGTGCAGATGAGGTGCTTAAGCCTGCAGCTCTATTCTCATCGTATTCTTTTCTAAATAGTTTTTGAAATTTTTTTGATGCACCCTTTACAACAGGTACTCCAAATCTAAAAGCTACTCCTATAAATGGCATTATATAACTCCTCTGTAATAATCCATCATACCACCCTTACTTGCTTTAGCAAAGGTCTTGACGTTTGTTGGTTTTCCTCCAACACCTTGAGCTTTACTTCTTTTTCTCGCAACCGCAGAACGCCTTTGCGATTCTGTCATTCGGGCGGCTTTTGCAGCAGGCACGCATTTGGGGTATTTTCTTTTTGATCCACTTGCAGATTTTCTTCCACATTTTTTAAAACCTCCGCCTTTTTTCTTAGCTCCAATATCTACCCAATCTTGCTTAAACCATTCTTTTAACCCGGCCATTACGAGTTCTTTCCGACAGCGTCTCTATTCATTCCTTTGGTACAAATTCCACCACCTCGTAGACCTTGTCTTTTTAATCTAGCAGTTGCTTCAGTTAAACCACCACTCATGTAAGATGAACGTTTCATCATGCCACCACCCATTGCTGGTTTACGTCCTTTGAAATCTTTTCTCTTTACACCACTAGGGTCTTTAATTTTACCTGCACATATTTTGCTAGCGTAGGCGTTCGCGTATGCGCTGGGATATACCTTAAATTTTCTTTTTGCAGCAGCTTTACCTCTAGGACATAGTTTAGTCATTAGATTACCTTCTTCTTAGTTTTTTTCTTTTTAGGTATTACACCTCTTGCCATTAATACATCTTTCATAGTTTTTATCAATAACTTTAAGTAGTCTTTCTTTGTCTTTTTCAGACATTCTTCCACCTGGCTCCATTTTTTCAAATAATTTTCTAATCTTATCTGCTGCAACAGTAACTTTACTTTTAATCTCACCCATTCTACCACTGTCAGCTCCACCACCTACATTAGCAAACATTCTTTTTGTAGGTTTTTTATTTTTTTTAACTTTTTTCTTAGGTCCGAAGGTTTCAGCTATCTTTTGTAGATTAGATTTTCTTCCAAACGGATTAGTTCCCGCTCTGTAATTTTGTCTATAATCTTTTCGCATTATTTTTTGCCTCCGTTTTTAAAAATTTGTGTGCCCTTTATACCATAAATACTCGCCACGACAAGGATCCATAAATTTGTGAACCAGGACGGCAGCTGCTGGAACTGTTCAAAGAACAATTTTATCTTTTCTGCTGCACCCGGATCGTCGCTGAAGACCCCCCAAGCAATCACCAAAATCGGCGCCGTCAACACAAGCAAAACGAACTCGTCTTTCCAGTCCGATTGTCGGGCTTCTAATAATTTGCCTTGGTATTCGCTCTCTCCTCGCGCCATCTTATCAGCATGCATAAGTTGTGCATCCGCCATCTTCATTTTTGTCTCTTGTTTCTTCTTGTAGATGTGCGTTGCTGCGTTTAAGCCTAACTT